GTTATATCAATAACAGTAAATGCAGAGTAATCATTCCCTACGCCTCTAGCAACATCCACAGTGATGAGGTAATCATGATTCTCCTCTGGGTCCACATAAACATCCAAACCCGCACTACGGGTCTTGGGGGCATCGTAGACGAGCGTTCTGAGTTTGGATGGTGCAATAAGAGTATCGACAGAACCTAAGAATTCGCATTCAAACTCAACTTTGAATTGTTGGTCGGAAGTGTTTGCAATAGTTTGCTTCTTCCACTCCTCATCTCTTCCCGGTACTTCACTCCAATGAACATCTGTAAATACATATTCATTCTTACCTTTTTCGGCATCATGCCACATTCGGTAGAAGTGATTCATACCGTGTGGAGTGGATACAATTATAACTTTGGTTTGTTTACCAGAAGTAATAGTAGGATAAACAGATGCAAAGAAGGAATCTGCGATATGGTTTGGAACGAAAGCGAATTCATCGAGAAAGAGGATATTGAAAGACATGCCTCGGACAGCACTTGCAGATGTAGAAGCTGCCAATATCTTACTGCCATTTTCTAACTCCAATGATCCTTTATTCCAGGATATAATACCTTGCTGCATCCACTTGGGAAGATTCTCATAAGCAGTTTGTAACCTATCTAAAAGTTCTCTTGCTGTTGCTGCTTTGTTTGCAAGAATGCCAATATTTACATTATCATTAAATACCGCATAATGTAATAGAAAAGATACTACAGTGGTTGATTTTCCCGTCTGTCGTGGCATCTTGCAGATATTAAATCTGTGATTGTGGAAGTTATTAATTAACTTCTCTTGAAAATGATATGGTTTAAATGTTTGAAGACCATGATCCAGAGTTACAATTTTTACATAATTGTTTGCAAAGTAAACTGGGTCATCTTTACACTTCACAAATTCAAGAATCTGTTCTTGAGTAAATTCGATAGGGGTATTTGCTTTTTTTAAAAGCGGATTACCAAGATAAACATCATTTGGCATAATAAATCAACTCCAAATTAACAGTTCCAAGCTCTAAGAGACTTGTTAATTCTTGAATTAGGATCGTTTGCTGTTTTTGCTGATGTTAGTTTCTTTTTCATTCCGGACATCCGGGCACAGAATGACGCTCTGCGAGGATTTCCAACCTCTTTTGAAGGTGCCTTGAGGTCGCTTCCTGGATTTGCCTTTTCATAAGACCTTCTTCCCTTTTCGTTGAGACCACCCTTAGAGTTTTTACCTTCCTTATTTTGCCATGCCTCACCTTCTTCCAATTCAACTCCTTCACCCATTGGTTTTACATAATTTTTGTTTGGTCCTGGTTTTGCAGAACTTCCTCCTTGTGGTCCAACCATTTGAATTAGTGGTTGACCTGGTTGAATTTCTGAGATAGAATGATATACAACTACTGAACCTGGATAAACTTTTTGAATCTCATCATTAATTTCTTTTCTTGATGGTGTCTTCACTTGCGGGAAAAACATCTTAAGTGAATAATATTTTCCTCTCCATGAAAGAGTTACAGCAATTACATTTCCAGTTTGTGCTTGAAGTCTTGTTGCTTCTTGAATCGGCTTTGATGCAGTTCCTTTAATTGGTTCTGGTTTGATAATGTCAATGACTTCGGCAAATGTATTTCCATCCAAATCTTCAATAGTTTGCTCTGGCATTACCATTTTTTTAGACTTTACTTTCTTTGGAGAATGTGAGCAACCACAGTCTTCTAAAATTTTATCAACTAATTTTTTCTCTTCTGACACACAATTTGGAACAGTCTTCTTTCCTTTCTTTTTCATTCCTACTTGTTTATAACCAGACCAACAAGCTTCGTCAAACTCATGCTCCCCACTATCAAGGTAATCTGCTGCAGTATCAATATAATCCGCTGCCTTTGTAATTTTTGATTGGACCCATGCTTCCAAATCACCTTCTCCTTTAGAGAACTTAGTTTGCAATCTTTTTACTGCATTTGCAATTGTTTGGAGTTCTCCACGAGCCATTGAATATTCTTCATCCTTAACAGAAACTTTATCCCACGCTTTTCCGCCGTAGGAGCATTCTGATCTTGTTTCTCTCTTATCGCATAGAGGACAATATCTTTCTTCTTCGTGCATATGAGTTTCCTCTGTTTTATTACCCCAGTTTGCAGCACCGACTTTACGACACTTGACAAGTGCTCCGGATGCATATGCACTTGGCCAAACATCATATCTCGATTTTACTTTATTATAGCAAGCATCTTTTTTGCCACTACCTTTTCCTTTCTTATCAGATTCTTCATTCATTTTTTTCTTCCTTCCTTGGCAATGAGCTCTCTGAGAAAATCCTTTGGGGTTGTCACAATCTATAGACTTTTTATATTTATCTGACCACTCCTCTTCTACAGACTTTTTAGGTTTATCTGTAGAAACATATGTTGGTTTAGACGCACCAGTTTTTTGTTGTTGTCCAGGATCTGCTGCTTTCTTTCTTCTTGCTGCCGAATGTCTTTCTGCTGGCGTCATACTTGCTCTTTTTTATGAAGAGACGCACTTAGGTACTCCTTCACCTGGTTCATCACTTGCACATGTGCCACCAGTTACAACATTGACCCAACCAGGTTTTCCGTCTTTTGATTTACTTTTAAACCACTTATGGAGATTGCCTTCAGAAACATCTTTAAATTTTTTATGATGCTTCTTGGCATCTGCCTCCATCTTTTTAAGGCGAGTATAATAATCTGGAATTTCGTCAAGATGTTGAAGAGCAATATTTCTTGCCAATTCGTGGTCTTGAGTATGCTCGTGCTCAATTGGTTCACCCATGTCAAGTTGCTTTTGTATGAAAGAAACATTAAGACGATGTTTCTTTGCAATTTGCTCAACTGTTTTATGTGACTTAATCTTGGGCATCAGAAGTTTTATTTTTATTTAGGAATTTGGTCTGCTTTTAATTTAAATCCAGTTTTCTTCCACCATTCTGCAATTTGATGATAAGACCTAATATGAGCTGGACCTTGACCATCTACAATTACCCAATCATCCTTTAAACCATTAAATTCTTCACTATTGATTATACAAGTATCAAACTTTTTAATTTCTTCAACAAATAGTGGGAATGTATAAACTTTTCCCAATGAGAAAACAAGATTTTCTACAATTGGTTGCAGATTAGATTCTGGAATATCAAAATGGAATTCGTCATCATAGTAATAAGTATCAATTATTTTTTGAGCACGCTCTCTTTTAAGGATATATGCAGTCGCAGACCAGTCATCAAATTGTCTTTCCCTAACTTTAATATCGGTCATTTGATCTCTGACCCACATAAGTTGAACGCATTCCCAATCTGAGGGTAAATTATCAACAAACTCTCCCCAAGTAAAGTTCCAATTCTTAATAGTTTCTAATGAAAGATCATCCTCACAAAAAAATCCATAAGGTTCATCTGTTTCATTTAACCACCTCTTAATACATCTCATATGAGAAGTGCAACATCCTTTACTTGCATTGGTCAAAGTGTGAACATATTGACCATGAAGAATATCATTACACTCTATAAATCTTTTGGATACTACTGAGTTAATTTTTTCAATATCATATTCTTTAAATTGATTTTCTAAATGAGTTCTTCTATCAATGGATTCTTCTAAACTCAAATAATATATCGAAGGAAATCCTTTTAATTTTGTTTTATCTTCGTCAAGAAGATATGGGAAATCCATACCTAAAACATTAAAATTATTTTTAACTGATTTTTTATGAGAATCATTCATTTGATCATAATAATCATCAACCAATATTTTAAACAATCTTCTACACTCTTCAGATTTTCCCCACCAATATGAACAAACTGCTTTTTCAAAAATTAACCCATATTTTCCGGGATACTCAACATCGGTTCTTAGTGGTTCTTGATTAAAATCGCAAAAAGTTAAAGCTGTATTTGAAAGTGTATATGCTTCAGTATAACTCTTATTCCACTCTTCATATCTTGAAAGAATATAATATGCTTCTGGTCTTCTTGGTAAAACAGTAATTGCATGGTTTAGGAGACCTTTGACAGTATACCAACGGTTTCCTTGTTTGTTAAAACAATATGACATTCTAATCAAAGACTCATAAACTAAATTCAAATCATCCGCTCTATCTGCTGCCCTCAAATAATAAGAAATTGCGGATGCAGTTTGGCCCAATATTTCATATTGTACTGCAAGATTAAAATTGCTTTCAGCATTTTCTGTATCTTGAATGTAATTATAAAGTGTATCATCCATTAATAAAATCCTCCAGAAATTGTCCAGGTACTCTTAAAACATATGCGGCATTATCTTGAAAACCAAAAGTAATCAAGTAATCTTCTTTATACTTTGCCATACCACAAGCAAATTCAATTTTTGCATTAAGGAAAGAAAACTGCTGCGAAATTTTTTGTATATTCCAGTCCTTATCCCAAAAAGTGAAACGATGCCTGTATGTTGCATCTTTCCTTCCCGCTTCACTTCTATACAAATCGGTTTCGTGATTTAGGGTTAAGTATCCACCATTATATGACAGGACTTGAGAACCTCCTCTCAGATCTCTATTATGTTGAACCCAATTTTTAATGATTACACTTTCTGTACTGTTATTCTGGACATCAACTTTGACTATCTCTGTACCATTTGTCCACTTGACAAAGTGATAGGGCATGTCTAAGATTGGCATCCAGTTTTTATTACAATACTCTTTGTCGGGTGGAGGACCTGGGATTCTAAATCTCGATACCTCGTTTACAGAATTTTCATTAATTTCAATTTCCGAAAGTTCCATTCTTCCGGTTCCGATAGTATCTAAATCTCTTCTAACACCACACAAAAATAATTTGCTGTCCCATTCTATCAATCTTGCATCTTCGAGACCAACAAATTCCCACAACGGTGGTTTATCAAAAGCAGATGTATCTACTTTTGAAAAGTATGAAATATTCAAATCATCATCAAGTTCACAGATAAAATTAGTTGTTGTTAGTGTATTGTCGTTATCTGGATTTAGATACACTAAAGGACCATACGGATGTTCGTAATTTTTTAACTCCGAATGGTATAGAGTATATTGAATGTGCCTCACATTCGCTAAAATTTTATTGTCTTTAACAAGTATGGATGGGTTACATAACCCAGTACCATTTGTTTCATTTGATGGTATTATTAATGGTTTTATTTTTCCACCATTATCTAAAACCTGCTTCACAAAGCCTACAGACATAAGATCACCAGAAAATCAATTGAGATTTTAAAACTGTTCTATTTATTGTACATTTTTACCTCCCTATATTCGGAATTGAATTCCTCATCAATTCTTTTCTTTATGTCTGCTCTTTTATCATTAGTAATATAGACACTTCGGGCAAGTTCAATGAACTTTTTCCCAAAGTCTTTATTTTTTTCTAACTCTCTCAATTCATCTTCAATCTTCCAAAGTTTTTGATTAACTTCCCTCAGTTCATTCATGTACTCAAGAGTGAATTGGATAAGAGTATTTTTGATTTGATTTAAGTCCTCAAGTTCTTTGAGAACATATTCATTGTTAGTAAACATAGACTTAATTTCAAGAATCGAAATTTTATCTAATAGTTCACCTACTGATACTGGAATTGTAATCTTCATGCTATTTTCTTATAAGAATCAACAGTCTCTTCTATAAATTCAATCATCTGGTCGTTTATAGTTGGGGAGCATCCAATAAAAAATACATTCTCAAGAACTTTCATTGCATTTGGATAATCAAATCCAGAACCAAGATGTCGGTAAGCTGGATGAATCAAAAGATTGCCTGCAAAATAATTTCTTGTTTGTATCTTGTTATCTTCCAAGTGCTTAACAAGTTTCTCCTTGTTAGTATTGCATACAATCGGAACACCAAACCAACTTGTTTCAGACTGCGGTAACTCATCAATCACTCTTACTCCAGGAATAGATTCGAAGATTTGATGAATTCGTGCCTTATTATATCTGCGAAGATAATGAATTTCATCAAACTTTTTAAGTTGCACTGAACCGATTGAACCAAGCATATCAATTGGTTTGAGATTATAACCAATTTGTCCGAAGATGTACTTATGGTCTACAACCTTATCATATCCAACTAACCATTTATCAAATCTCTTACCACAAGTTCCACAAGAAAGAAGATTTTGTGAACCAACGCAATAGCAATCTCTTCCCCACCAAGCAAAACTACGAGCAATATCAATCACTTCTTTAATATTAGAAGACACCATACCACCTTCAATCGTTGTAATATGATGTGCTGGATAGAAAGAACAAGAAGATGCAACAGAGTAGTCTGTAAGATACTTACCTTTCCATTTACTTCCAAGGCTATCGCAGTTATCAGAAATTAACTCAAGTTTATAACGATCACAAATCTCAAGTAGATAATCAAAGTTATATGCATTTCCGAGAACAGGTGAAGAAAATACTGCTCTTGTTCTTGGGGTTATTTTGGATTTAAGTTCATCCAAATTCCAATTCAAATCAGTATAATCAATATCAACAAAGACTGGTTTTAGATTGTTTTGAAGGATGGGATTAAGAGTAGTTGGAAATCCACAAACAGATACAATAATTTCATCACCATCTTGCCAATCAAAATATTTCTTGAGAGCAGCAATCATTACAAGATTTGCTGAGCTCCCAGAATTTACCATTACTGAATGTTGAAAGTTAAACTTCTGTGAGAATTCTTTCTCAAACTTATTCACTGCCTCACCGGAAGATAACCACTTTCCAGTCAGGAAGGTTTTCATTGCAACTTGAATTTCTTCGTGATTCCAGTAGGGACCAGAGTAAAAAATATTTGATTCTCCCTTCACATAATCATTATTATAGAGATACTTAAAGAAAGATTCATCACTTTCAAAAAGGTCATCAATAAATTGCTTTACTTGTTCTTTCATTTTTAATTCACAATATAGGAGAAATTTTCTTCAAGACAACCTTGCCAAGCTAATTGTAAAATTCTTTCAAACCAATGTGCTTCTACGGGATTGTCATTATAATCAGTATAATACATCATTTTTTTATAAAAGTTTTTGCTGTACTTTAGGATGCAATTTTTTGGTACGGCATAATTTGCTGCGGGAGCAAAACTTATAAATTTGGGAATTTGGTAATCTTCTATAATAAACAAGTCTTTCATGAATTCCAGAAAATTAGAGATTCTAGGATAAGTTTTTGCTTTTCTAAAATCTTCTTCCGAAAAAACACACCCCATTGTGTAGTTTTTTAATTCCCACTCTATGGGTAGAGAAAACAAATTGTTATTTAAAATATAAGGAAAATTATTTTGAATATGATTTCCACCATCAATAGGAACAAACCAATTCGCTTTTAGAGCATATATAAATCTCTTCTCTGTTGTATATGAAGTTTTTCCATTTGGGGGTTCTTTTTTTAATAGATTTCCTTTGATGTGAATCATCATGTCCGGAAGATTGTCATAGTGGTCTACAATAAATCTACCGATATCATAAGGATTTGAACCAACATTAGGTGAAGGTATAACTTTTCCTAAGTGACATATCTTCGATTTATTCGGAAAATCGTTAGGCGTTCGATCGTAAATAAGAGTATTTTCTGGAGAAAATCCATAGTCATAAGTCATTTTTAGCCACTCTAAGTCATGATTAGAATGATTACTGACTACAAGAATTTTTGATATTGACATAGTAAATGATTATATGGTTTACTATAACATATTGCAAAGCATATGCAAACCGTATTTAAAATTAATTTGTGGTTCGAATTTGAGAGACTTTAATTTGTCGATATTCAAAGTCATATTTTTAATTTGAATATATTGCTGATTAGTTGGTATTGGAACACTAATTAATTTACTATGACTATTTGTAATACTTTTTGCTGTTTCTATAATATATTTAAAGTTATTTGATGTTCCCGAAGCAATATTATAAATTTCGTTGTGGTGTCCAAATTCCAAAATTATCTCAATTGCTTTACATACATCTTCAACAAACATATAGTCTTTTAAATAATCTCCGTTATCATAAAGATGAACATCTTCATTTTTCTTCAATTGTTTTATGATATGTGCCAGGACATTTTTCTTCAAAGAAATTGTTTTATCCAATCCATAAACATTTCCAATTCTTAAAATTCTATATTTAATATTAAAGGTCTTGCAAAAGGAAATTAATAATTGCTCTGCACATCTTTTTGTTACAGAATAAAATCCAGTTGGATTGCAATTATCAGTTTCTTTTGCATCTATAATATCATTACCATAAACAAAACATGAACTAATAAAATTAAATGTGATGTCTTTATCTTTGCAATTGGATAAGACATCCATCAGAAAATTTAGATTAGTGTTTATATCTATATGAAGATCATTAAAAACATTTTGATTTGTGGTGGTGCTTATAAAATATAAAACTTCTTTGGTATCAAATTCTATACTTTGCTTTGGAATTATATTTACTTTTTGTGAGTATAATCTACAAAATGTTCCTCCAATAAATCCAGTCCCCCCAAAAACTGCTATTTTACTCATACAAAATTCATGTGATTACTATCATAAAGACTCTTTATCGCTTGAGTTCTTTCTGGATAAGTTAAAGTTTCTGGATTAAATCCTGTTGCAAAGATAATAATATTTGGATTTTGTGTGAGTTTTCCAATTTCTAACAAGTGATTAAATGCTTTTCCTAGAAGTCCTCCACCAAAATTCATTGCTTCACTGAGTGCATGGAAAGCATAGTTTGCAGACTTTTCTACCTCTTTAAGATTAACTAAACAAATACTACACATGATGAACACATCAATCCTTTGTGGATCAAAATATGCTTTGGAGATATTGAGATATTGTTGACCTACCTCAAGTACTTTATTGAGATTTTTGACCTGATAGTAGTGCTTAAAAATAAACCAAAGATAATAATTATTTTCTGGATTATTTTGATATTCTCTCTCGCAGATTGAAAGATAGAAAAGTTCTTTATCAATACTTGGTTGAAGGTTTTTAGTAATCTTAATTGTAGTATCTACTGCAACCTCACCAAGATGTTCTTCAGTTGGAAGAAACATTGGAGTTTCGTGAACTGCATTTACCCAAGTATAGTTTTTAGTTCTATGAAAACGAACATGTGCAGTTTGACCTAGAGTTGGTTCTTCATCATCAATTTTATCATACCTTTCATGTTTAAATGTTGTAAACTCTTCAGAGATTACTGCAAGACCCTCTGGGAAAAAATCATCTATTTCTTCATTAAAATCTATAGAAAAAGCCCAATCAGTTTCCACATAAGATAATGCCTGATTTCTTGCTACTGAAAAATCAAACTCTGCACGAGTCTGTGGATGCTCGTAGACTTTAATACCAGCATCTTTAAGTAGTTGAATTGTATTGTCTGTACTTCCAGTATCGACTACAACGACATCATCAAATTTCTCTGCATTCTTGAGAAACTTTTCAATATTTTTTTCTTCGTTCTTTGCGATTGCGTATAGTGTAACTTTCATTTTAATCCTCACTTGTTGTTTTTAATAATTTCTGATTTATTAGGACCCCATCCACTATGAGGATTGATGAAGGTTTGATAGAAGTCGTATGTACCGCGAATTATCAGCAGTGTAATTATTTTGATTGAATCCTGGATAACCCATTAAAAACAATCCAGGAGGATTTTTAAGTGTAACCATTAAGTTACACTCTACCAATCTTGCCTTAATTCCTTCTTTATGTAAAAGTTTAAGTACAATATCACTCATACTCAAACAATATCCAGAACCTGCTTCGGTCATTCCAGATTTATGAAGACCATCTACAACTCCCTTAATAATGTTAAAATATTCAGTTTCAACTACAGGATGATTTTTCATAATTATTTTTCCCAAGCATTATCGTAATGATGTAAAGCAGTTGTTTTTTTATAACCAAGAGTTTTGAAAATATTTTCTATTTCATGTTTTTTATCACCAAGATGTAATTCTTCATATTCAATTCTTTGAATATCATAATTATTCCAATCTGTTGTTAATAAAATTTCAGAGTCAATTCCTTCAATATCCAATAGTAACCAATCCAATTCCTTGATATCATACTTTTCAAATAATTGATTTATAGTTATACAAGGAACTTCAAAATATCTAATTCCGTCACTTGGATAATAAATTTCAATATGAGACTTCACACAAGAAGCGACATGGTACATTGGACCATCATTTTGATGATAATAAAGTTTTAATGTGTCTTCATTGTAAGAAGGAACTTTAATTGCAACATTCTCAATAACAGAATTTTGATATTGAGAATAGCAATTTTTTAAATTTCCAATATGTAGTGGATTTGCTTCAACAAAAAGTCCAAATTCTAATTCATTATAATTTTCTTTGAGATGTTTAGATAAATCATCATCACCTTTATTAGAACCAATTTGAACTACTTTCATAAAAACTTTTTCCAATCAATACAAGGTGATAATAAATCTGCTTGACAATGTGTAGAATAACCAGGAAGTGATGATATTAAAACTCTTCCTCTCTGTGCTAACTCCAGAAATTTTTGGTGGTCCGCAGAAGGTTCCACACCTGTAGAATATTTAGTGTGCGTGTAAAAGTCCTCTACAAGAGTTGAATACTTCACAGCAAATGTATTGGTTGTTGAAGGAGTTGCCATCCAATGACAAGAATCTGTAAATAAAACTTTAGTTCGGAACTCTGCATAATACTCACCATACTTGTCTCTGTGGTCGTACAAGGTCGCATAAGAGATGGGAAGGGCGAATGCCTCTAACAGAACTTTATCCCACCCTGGTTGATGAATATAATCATCTTCCAAGAAGTAAATGATATCATCTTGAGAATGATTTTGTGTTTTAATATACTTCAAAGTTTCTATAAAGCTCTTTGCTTCTCCGCCGCAATTGATCGTATATATATTTTCTTCATTTGATAGGAAAGTATCTTCTATCTTTCCATAATGTTCGTCATAAATGATTGCGTATTTTGTTGTTTCTGGATTGAGAGTATTTTTGAAGTTTTGGAATACCTTTTCTTTGTCCCACCAAGAAGGTCTTTGTTTTCCAGGACTCTCTTGAATTTTGGAATAATAGCAATGTCTCAAATAAACATTAATTTTTGTCATTTCTAAAAAGGATAATTGGGTGTTTGTATTGTTGTTTCTCCTGGTTCATCATATGCATAAAATCCATATTGAATAATCGTAAATAGATTAGCGTGCATAAACTCATCGTTCATTGTAGTAATACCATCAACCAGAAGACGAGAAACCATTAACTTCGCAACAGCAGGGTCAATTGCATATGCATGTGCCCGACCTATTTTACGAGTGAAAGTATCAGGTGATTGCATATGAATTGGAGTTGGTTGAACGGACATCCCATTATACTTCTGTTCCTTACAACCAAGATATGTGATTGCATTATAAAAAGGATAGGGACCAAAAAATTTCTCTACCATTATAGCATCGTGCTCTAATATAACGATAGGTCTATCTATTGTGATACAATGAAACCACAAACTAAAGTGAGATAAGCAACACCCAATTTGAGATGGTGTCATAAATTTATGATTGACCTTCAACCATTTCAAGTAATCTTTGTCTTGAAGATGTTTCGGTATTACAATTTCTCCAGAAGAACCATCAAAACCTTCCCAAAGAGTATAAGGTTGCTCTACTGCAATACAACTCTCTATACATCTTTGAGTTAAGGTCTTTGAAGTTTCATTATTTGGTAGAGTAATAATATAAGTATTTTCTATAAAAGAATTCTCTGTTGGATAAAAACTTTCTAATGTTCGCTTCATTCTAAATTGCCTGATATTGAAATTCTATAATCATCACTTGTAGAAAATGGATAGACGCAATGAGATAAATGTGCTGGGAACAATACTATTCTACCACACCAATCCTCATTGACATATAAGGTTTCTAAAGTAAGTTGTCCTAAAATATTTGGATAGATGAATTGGAAAGTTGATGCTGCTTTTGCTTTTGTATCTTTTACATGAGCCGCATTCAACTCTTCTTCTACTTTGTATGGAATTTTTAACCAGCAAACAAAACTAAAAGTGCTGCTGTGATGGTGAATTGGATTAAACTCATTCTTCTTTTGAAAATTGACCCACAGATGAGTGAGTTTAAAGTCACTTGGTTTTTTGTAGAAATTCCAATAGTCTGTATATGACTTACACATTTCATTGAGATATGGTTGCAAAACTAACATAGACTTTTGCAACTCATATTGATTTTCTATATTTCCTGCAAGACCATTATTGTAATTTGAATGAGAATGAAAATCAGAAGAGATTTCATTTACTTCATTCATTACTTGATTATAAAGTTCTTCTGGAAGAACACCAGATGTGACACCGGGATTTGGTAATGATATATGACTAAACATAGGTTTTTAATTTCTCCAAATCATATTCATTCCACCAAGACTTCCAATCAATAAAGAAGTCTCTATCATATTCTCCTTGCATATGTAGTGCTAAAGAAGGAATTGGAGTAAAGCAGAAATGTCCTCTTTCATAATAAACCCTACAAATACTATCCATTTCCATCGTTTCACTTACCTCACTTGTTCCCATTTTGTGGAACAAGTCCCAGTGCTTTCTAATAATATCAACATGAGTCATTAAAGTCACTGCTACATGAAAATTAGTTCTCCAATATCTATCTTTTGATACTACAAGATGACAAGGAACTGCAGTGTTTTCTGCTTCGTGATACTCTGCTGGCTTATTGAATGGAAAGATACTTGCAGGAGAACCTAGATTACAACTAAACTGATTAATTGCATGTATCATCAGTTCAACAGAGTCTTGTTGATGAAGAAAATCATCTTGAACATAATAGACCCAATCTTTTCCATAATCTCTTCCATGTTCGTAGCACCTCAAAATAGATGGCATAATACCATAAGTCTCAAGATGGGTTAGATTAACTTTGAACTTTGCAATGCTGATAAGTTTTTCTAAAATATCTAAAAATTCTTTGTCCGAGTGGTCATCAAAGATTTGAAGTTCTATTTCATAATCTGGATAATGTTCTTGTGCGTAATTGAGACTATCAATCAAAGAAAAGATACACCTTGAAGAAACTTCGATCTTTGGTGCTTCACAATATCTTCCAGAATCTTTATCTCGGTTTCCTTTTGAATGAGTCTGGACGACAACTAACAAATGAGTTTTCATATATCAAACTTGGAATAAAGTTTTATATTCTCTTCTCCTATTACTTCAATAGGATTTTGTGAAATTTTGGCAAGATTTGGACGAATATCATGAAGCCCTCTAAGTCCCCATTCTTCGTCCTTTTGTTCTCCACAAGCATTTTCAATGTTATTGAAAGTATTTGTATGAGATGGAACTTCTAAAAACTCATAGATTTTACTCAGTTCTTCTTCTGGATTATTGACTAGAGCATTATATTCAACTAAATGAACCCAATCTGGATATTTGTTGAGTCCATAAACCATACTCTCATAAGAAGGAGCAACATAATATCTCCAAATATATTCTGCACGATTATTATTTGTAATTGGTAGATTATCATTCCTTAAATGATTATCAATGAAATTATCATAGTGCTTTGACCTTTCTATGAGTGAAATATAAGATGTAAGAACTTCTGGAATAGAACGATAAGTTGCTACAATTTTTGGTTTGTTGGAAAGAAACATTTGAACGGTATCAAGATTCTTTCCCCAAAACCGATGCTTATCTAGAATTGTTGATTTTGGAATGTGATTATAAAAGTTTGCAAGAACTGCCTTATAGACATTATACGAAATTGCCTTGCGGTCAAAGGTAAATTGGATATCTAAAGTATTAAATGATTTCTCAATATCAGTTACTACATCACCTAATGGAGATGTTGGTGATACATAAATGTCTGGATGTTGATTGAGAAGTGACCCAAGTAATGTAGAACCACTTCTTGGAAGTCCTCCAAGAAAATATAATGTCTTCATAGTTTATTTCTTTCTTATTATGTATTATATCACAGGATCGATGTATGTGAGTGCTACCGAAAACCTATCTCCACTAGAAACTTGTTTCCAGTTGGTTCCTCCTGCGAATGTAGTGATTGGAGTTGATTTACTAGTACCAGAACCATTGATTCCCTGTTGTCCATTAGAATTATCACCCCAAGTCCATAAAGTTCCATCGGTCTTGATTGCTATTGTAATACGACATATATTAGAACCACTACAACCAACTTGTTTCCAGTTGGTTCCTCCTGCGAATGTAGTGACTGGAGTAGATGCATCGTTTCCAGCACCAGATCTAGTGATTCCTAGTTGTCCCTCATAATTACGACCCCAAGTCCATAAAGTTCCATCAGTTTTGATTGCTGCTGTATGATAACCACCACCAGAAACTTGTTTCCAGTTGGTTCCTCCTGCGAATGTAGTGATCGGAGTGGATACATTAGTATTTGAATTGTTTCCTAATTGTGCAGAAGTATTATAACCCCAAGTCCAAAGAGTTCCATCAGTTTTAATTGCTGTAGAAAAACTACCTCCATTACTTATTTGACTCCAATTAGTCCCTCCAGCAAATGTTGTGACTGGAGTTGATCTATTACCAGTAGCATTAATTCCAAGTCTTCCAAAAGATCCATCACCCCAAACCCATAAAGTTCCATCAGTTTTGATTGCCGCTATATGGCCTCTTCCGGCAGTAACTTGTTTCCAGTTGGTTCCTCCTGTGAATGTAGTGACTGGAGTTGATTTATTATCTGTTGCAGCGTTTCCCATTTGTCCGACAAAACCACGACCCCAAGACCATAAAGTTCCATCAGTTTTAATTGCTACAGTAGAACGATAACCTCCAGCATTAACTTGTTTCCAGTTGTTTCCTCCTGCGAATGTAGTGACTGGAGTTAATTTATTGGTTGTTGTACTGTCTCCTAGTTGTCCAGTATTATTACTACCCCAAAGCCATAAAGTTCCATCCGTTTTAATTGCTGCAGTATGAGTGTCTCCACAAGAAAGTTGTTTCCAATTGGTTCCACCAGCAAATGTTGTGATTGGAGTGAGTTTACCAGTTGTTGTATTGTCTCCTAGTCGTCCATCAGAATTAGTGCCCCAAGTCCATAAGTTTCCTTCACGAAACAAATCAGCAGGAACAAAAACATTATCAAAACTATAAGTCAATCCATCATTACCTGTTACTATACTTCCATAGGTTGGAACATAAACACCAGCAGAAGATTTTCTTTCTATTTGAACTCCCCAAAAATCAAGAACAAGATTTGTATTGTTATCAGAATATAAGTCAATAAAACTTTTTGCGGTTGCTGTTGGAACTCCACTTGTAGTTACTCTTACCCACTGATTAGTAATTAATTGTGATGAGTAATCAACTGAAGGACTTCCATCTGCTAAATCAGTAAATGCACTACCAGTTCCACTAATTCTCCTTACAAAAAAACTTGTCGTATAAGTATCAGTTCCGTTGGGAGTGAATGAAGGAAAATTAACTCTTAATAATGCATTAGTTGTATTATTGCATGTAAATCTAATTGCTGTATTTGTTCCATCAGGTGCAGTTATTCCTGTAGTTATTGTTGCACCTGCGGGAAAATTATTAATCCACGTAACAGTCCCTTCATAAGTGGAATATGCCACTAAATTTTCTCTATTGTTGATAAAATTATAAAATACTGGCATTTCTTTTATTTTGGAGGAATCTCTACAAAAACAACTGGAGTATTCATTTTTTCACTCCAGTTTTGAAGATATTGTTTAACTTCAGAATTCATTTCTTTATTATTTATTGGAAGAACTTTTAGATATTGACCATCTCCACTTCCCTCAACAGAGACCAGAACATCACACTTATCAGGTCGCATTTCTTCTGGTAGTAAATGCTGCGTCCAAGCACATTGATAGTCTCTACAAGATTCTGGTCGTGCCTTATGAACTCCACAACCATTACATTCCAGATACTTACAAGACTTTCCTGCACCAAACTCCCAAGCAAAAGCATCACCAATCAACCAAGTACAACAAGCAGTACATTCTCCACATTCACGAAACATAATCATCCTCCTTATAATAGTAAGTATATGAATCAAAAATTCCCGGTTGGTATATTGTTTTTGGATTTGAATTTGGATTACTTCCAATCCAAAGTTCTCTATCTATACGATAATCACTATAAAGAAACTTATGGTCTAGTGTTTGGATATGTTTGGCATTGGACCACCAAAAATTTCCAGTAAAATTATAAGTTCCTTCTAATGGTTTGGTGGTTGTACCATCAGACCATAAAGTTTCTCCCACAGAATTTAGATTTGAACCAACACAATCATATTCATCCAACATTTCCACACACTCTTTCCACCTATCAATTACAAAATACTCCATCATCAATCTCCAAGCATTTGCAATCAAAGTTCCTTTGCTTGCTCCCTTAGTGTGAAAATACAAAATTTTATAATCCGGATTTTCATGCGCAAAATCTTTTAATGCAATCATCGTTTCCGTTTCTTCTGTCCAATTTTTATTGTAAACGACTTTTGCTTTTGTTGGTATATAAAACATTTCTTGGCTGCCATTTACTCCAATATGAAAATGATCTATTTTATTCATTAGACCAGATACAAATAATCGATTAATCTGTTGTTGGTAGATAAATGCGGAAATTTCATTTTGAAATGTATGATAAAAAACTGCTAACTTCATGTATGATACACCCCACCATTTTCGCCAGACATCCCCTTTACCATTGTAAGACCAAGATTTGGAACACTAATGATATTGTTCTTGTTTATAAATCGATAAAGTGAATGTTCTACATCAGTTCCAGAAGTAAATTGTATCATTTTTTCCATATAAGTAAATGCCCCTTCAAGAGCCTCAACCGCTTCATTAAATAAAACTCTATCAAAAGACCAAAGACCAGTATTCATCATACCTTTTGCACCATATAAGTATGCATAGACATTTTCAAGATTACTTTCATTGAAACTTTCACCTTCTTCCAAAAGATAATCGTATTTTTTTACAATATATTTTCCTTCCAGAAACTTACTTTCATAATCTTTAATATCAAAATGATCATTCAATAAGTATCTACCAGTAAGTTTAAAAACTCTTTGACTATCAGTGAATAGATTGTGCTGTTTAATTTCATAAAGAGTATTGAGTAATCCTCTTGTTTCCAACAATGATTTGCCATAAGTAATCAATTCTGGTCTTTCTTCAAGATTTTCATAAATTTGCTTTAGTACTGGTTCATCATAAAACTCTAAAAACAAATCTGATTTTTCTTTAAGAATATCTTTTTGTTTCTCATCAATAGGTTTAGAAGAACACTCAAATAAAACCACATAAGACTCTGAAACTTTCTTACGAATACATTCAATCGTTTCTAATGTTTGATTGAATCTCTGTTCTTCATTATAAGCACTAAACTCATCCTCTTTAAAATGTTTGAGTGCTGAACCGACTAAAAATAAAAATTTCATAAGTAATCTGTATTAAAACTAATAATAATTCTTTCTTCTGTTTCTTCTTCCGTATAATGAACTAAATCACTTGAGAAGATAACCAACAATCCAGGATAAGGTTTAATTGATGTATCTGGAAAAATGAGTGGAGTGCTTCCAGAAATATAAAATGCTCCACTTATAATACTTTCTCCATGATTATGTGCTTTGAGTTTATTTCCTGGTTGTGAGATATTGAACCAACTATTGATAAACTTTAGAGGTGAAATCTCATACTTATTACAATACAGTCTAACATATTGCTTAAGAACATTTCTTAATCCAGTCAGTTCTGAATACATTAAAGTAGGCATTCCATGATTATAAGTAGAAACACCTTTTGTTATAAGTCCGTGAGAAGCAGTTTCTATTTCAAGAAGTTTGCTCTTGATGGTATTTAGATTTAAAAAAGAAAGATTATATTCCTCTATCATTCAAAAACTCTCCTAGTTGCTTCAGTGGTTCATCCCAGTTTCTTGGTTTCTTTTGTCGGAACAGATGAATATTATCTCCATACCACATACACTTTCCTGTAGAGGAAGTCCAAACATAATATTCCATAATAGGAACAAAGACACAGACTTCTTTACCCATTGATGCTGCTACATGTGCCACAAAACTACAAGAAGTCACTACCAAATCAAGGTTCTTGATGATTGAGAATGTGTCGGCATATTCTCTATTAGGAACTGATAGTGATTGTTTGATTTCGGGATACTCATTGGCATCCTTATTATCACTGTGAGTTTGAAGTGAATAAAGTGAGTATCCTTTGTTTCCAAGAACACTCATATAGTCTTTGAGTTCTACTGAACGGAAAGTGTTCTGCTCGAACCCAGAACTAGAAGCCCAGAACATTCCAACCTTATATCCAGTGTCTTCTTTTATCCACTCCCATTTCTTATCGTATTCTGGGAGTGTTTGGAGATAAGGTTCTCTTCCCATATCTTTGAGTTGCAGATTGAGATAATATGGAAGTGCCAGACCATAAACCCAGAAAGCATCTTTAGGAAACTCTGGTTTATCCCAAATACAAACAGCATCATATCCATTATGTTTGAAGAGTTCTACAAGTTCTCTGCGAGTAGAACTCCAAATTGGTTTCATTCCCAAGTCTTTGAGGTGTTTCATAAACCGAATATGAATGACTTCATCACCGGCGCCACATTGATTATCTACAATGATCGTTCTTCCTGGCGTCACTGTTCCATCCCATTTTTCAAAATCGGGATGTTTTTGATTCTTATATGCTTCTACTTCCCCTGCTTTGAGAAAGTGTTGAAGTCCCGTATGAATATCATCCTTACGGAAATAATGTCCTGATAGATTATGATATGCTTTTCTTTCAATCTCTTCTGGTAGTTTATATTTGAGAAGATTGAAGAGTAGTTTTTCTGACTTCTCTTTTTGATTGAGTGCAGAATACGCGAAGGTTTCCTCAAGAAGCAATTCAGTATCTTGCGGATTTATCTTCTTGCACTTATCAATTTGGGTAATAGATTTCTCTGGATGATTTGATTGATTATATGCATTAATCAAATTCATAGAGGTCGTATATTTTTCTTCTTTTGTTTGTGCTAATTTGAGAGACTTTTCTCCATACTCAATTGCCTTGGAGAAGTTCTTAAGTTCAAAAAATATTTTTGCTACATCATTATATTGAGAAAAAACTTGTGCTTGTTTTCCAAAGGCATCAAGTAATTCGAATGTTAGTTGCTGTTCTTTAAATGAATATAATGTCTTTGCTACCAATTCAAGTGGGTTCATATTGAATAATTTATTTTGTAGGTATTTAGATACCTCATAAATTGTCAGAGCTTTTAATTGTCGCTATATGACCACCTCCAGCTGAAACTTGTTTCCAATTGGTCCCTCCAATAACTGTTGTGACTGGAGTGGATCTAGTAATTGTGTCATTAGTTCCAAGTCTTCCACTATTACCACTACCCCAAGTCCATAAAGTCCCATCAGTCTTGGTTGCTACTGTATGACCCTCGCCAGTAGAAACTTGTTTCCAGCTAGTTCCCCCTGCAAATGTTGTAACTGGAGTTGTAAAATTGCCAGATGTGCCCCCATTTCCGAGTCTTCCAAAACTAGCATAACCCCAAGACCATAAAGTTCCGTCATTCTTCACTGCCGCTGTATGGGTATCTCCAGCAGAAGCTTGCTTCCAGTTGTTCCCTCCAGCAAATGTTGTAACTGGAGTACATCTGTTGGTGAATCCACCATCTCCTATTTGCCCCTGTGCTCCGCGTCCAAAAGTCCATAAAGTTCCATCAGTCTTTATTGCGACATTATGATGAAAGAAAGCATGGACACTTCTCCAATTAGTTCCTCCAGCAAGTGTTGTGACTGGAGTAGATATTGCAACTGTACTATTAATTCCAAGTTGTCCGTAAGTTCCATCCCCCCAAGTCCATAAAGTCCCATCAGTCTTGGTTGCTATGACATGACGATATCCGCCACTAACTGTTCTCCAATTAGTTCCTCCTGCAAATGTTGTGACGGGGGTAAGTTTGTTTGTTGCCGTATTGTCACCAAGTCTACCAAATCCCCCTGGACCCCAAATCCATAAAGTTCCGTCAGTTTTTATTGCCATCGTATTATTGAGTCCTACACTCAAATATTTCCAATCAGTTCCTCCTGCAAATGTTGTGACGGGAGTAAGTTTGTTAATTGTTGTATTGTCTCCAAGTCTACCACCACTATTATTGCCCCAAGTCCACAAAGTTCCATCAGTCTTGGTTGCTACAGTATGAAATCTTCCTGCAAAAACTTGCTTCCAGTTAGATCCTCCTGATAATGTTGTGATTGGGGTTGATTTATTGGTTGTTGTATTATCTCCCAAAACTCCACTATTACCGTATCCCCAAGACCACAACTCCGGAGTCTTTCCAATTTGTTGAGCAATATTTGGATAAACACTCATTAAGTATTCTTTGGTAATTAATTTATTACCAAGGTCAGTTCCAAAACTATCCCCAAAATTAGTTACTGGATTTGGCATATCACTCTATTGGTGGTTGAGGAATTTCTGGAAGTTCTCTCACAATCACATCATAAACCTCATCAATTGTCGTGCAAGCATCAATCTCTTGAAGTTTTGCAAGTTCCCAATCAAATGCATCTTGAACTACTTTATCAATTTCACTGATAATAGTTTGAAGATTTTCTGTGGTAACTTCTAACCAAGCATTGGCAAACTTATAATTATGAGGACCTGGTGCTGCACTTAACTTACTTGCTAGCATCAACCTTTCTTCTCTTGAAGTTGATACTTGAACTGAATTACCATTAATATCTAAGGCAATTGTCGTATTTTCTTTTTCTTTTCTATATGGAGCAACTTCTTGCTTACGAATTACTTTGACTTCTTCTAGACTCTTATCAATAATTGGATAAGTAAATACTACTTTGATTGGAGTACCATCTTCTTCAATAATTTCCCAAGTAAGATTTCCGATGTTGTGATACTTTGGATCATGTTCTGGAATTACTTTTTCAATTGGCAGAAGATGTGTAAGACCATCACTAAAATGAATTGGAAGGTCTGTATAACTTTGTGGAGAAATTCTTTCTTCTACTTCAAGGTCTTCCAAATCGGCATTAATGTATTTCACATTAAATCCCATTGGGCCAAGTTCTAATGAATTATTATGAATAAGTGCGATTTCCATAGCAATTTTTTAAGTATTTATGATATTGGTAGGTCTGGTGTGGTTCCAGAGAAGACTGCTGATGTATGTCGAAATTCTGCAGAAACTTGTTTCCAGTTAGTTCCTCCTGCAAAAGAAGTAACTGGAGTATTTTTTTGAATTGAATCATTGGCTCCAAGTTGAGCATAAGCAGATGAACCCCAGATCCATAAGGTTCCATCAGTTTTAATTGCTGCGGTATGAGAATCTCCACCAGAAATTTGTTTCCAGTTAGTTCCTCCAGAAAATGTTGTTGATGGAATTGATTTTTTGAGGGTTATCGTATTATCTCCCAATTCACCTCTAGCACCATAACCCCAAGTCCATAAGGTTCCATTAGTTTTAATTGCTGCTGTATGATATCCTCCAGAAGAAACTTGTTTCCAGTTGGTTCCTCCAGTAAATGTTGTGATTGGAGTGTTTTTTTGGATTGTTGTATTGTCTCCCAAATTCCCATAATTATTATAACCCCAAAGCCATAAAGTCCCATCGGTTTTAATTGCTGCCGTGAAAACACCGCCACCAGAAACTTGTTTCCAGTTGGTTCCTCCGGCGAATGTTGTGACTGGGGTTGATCTATGGACTGTGGTATTATCTCCTATTCCTCCGAATGAATTGCGTCCCCAAAGCCATAGAGTTCCATCGGTTTTAGTTGCTGCAATATGGCCACCTCCACAAGAAACTTGTTTCCAGTTAGTTCCTCCAGAAAATGTAGTGACTGGAGTACTTCTGGCACCTGTGGCGTTAATTCCTATTTGTGAATACTGATTCAGTCCCCAACACCACAAAGTTCCATCAGTTTTTATTGCTGCTGCATGATATTGTGCAGAAGAAACTTGTCTCCAGTTGGTTCCTCCAGCAAATGTAGTGACTGGGGTTGATTTTGTGACTGATGTATTGTCTCCTAATATTCCAAAGGAATTAATTCCCCAAGTCCATAAAGTCCCATCAGTTTTTATTGCTGCTTTATTTTTAAATCCACCGGCAACTTGTTTCCAGTTGGTTCCTCCAGCAAATGTAGTAACTGGAGTAGATCTATTACCAGTAGCGTTGATTCCCAATTGGCTAACATCATTACGCCCCCAAGTCCATAATTCATCACCAACCCACTGGTCTATCAACCAAGATTCAGTGACAAAATAATTTTCCAAATCTCCTTCTGGTGAGAAAAACTGATTAGGCATTTAACTTTTTCTCCAACTCTTCGATACGAACCTGTTGTTCTTTAATTGCTTCAATCAATACACCCACAAGATTTATAGGTATTTATCTGAAACTACAAAAAAATTAAACACCAAATCTTCCACGAGTAGCATTAAAGTTCTGTTGAACTTCTGATGCTGAAAGAACGCGATTATAAAAAACACATGAACTCATAAATCCATCAAAATTTACTCCGTTTGCACTAACGCTCTGTCCAATTTTTGCATTATTACCAGTACCAGTATAAGCACCTCCCCCAGTGTGAGAGTTGTCCAAAACACCATTTATATAAATTCTTTTTGCATATGTTGTGTTGTTTAATGTAAAAACAATATGATACCATGTTCCAGTACTTAAAGTTCTTGTCCCAGATAGATCATCAAAAAACATTCCAAAATAAAGACGACTATTTCTTTGATTTAAATGAAGAGCAGTTCTTGTACCAAATGAACCATGTTGCAATAAAACTTTATCACTAGAATCAACGCTAGTTGTGTTTATAGTATCAAAATTTACCCAAAAACTGATAGTCCAGTTTCCTTGAAAAAAAGAATCAGTTAATCCAGTTGGAACAATGTGATCATTACTGCCATCAAAAACAAGAGTTCCTCCATTAGAACCGCTGTAAAATGGGCCATTTGTCAAAGTTCCGGTATTACTATTACCACTCAAGTCTCTAAAAACACTGCCTCCATAATAACTTGATGTAAATGAAGTTGGTGTAGTTGTTCCTGATGGCA